TCATTCTGACCGCGGCGAAACAGACGTAGAATACGTCCAGAAAACTTCTCGATCACAGCCCATCGGAAGTTGAGCCATAGGTATCGCTCACAGTGATGACCAAGCAAAGAACAGCCTAGATGAGGTCTAGGCTTTTCTTGTGGCATTGATTCATCAATCAGTGCGGCGATGCTGTTTGTTGGTTCGGGGATTTTCATAGCTCCAACACCAATTGATTTTCTTCAACAAAACGCTCTAGCTTACCTTCAGAGTCCAGCTTAATACGCTTCTTAATAACGCCAGGCTTCTTGCCAAACTTCTCTGCTACAGCCTTGACCGCCTCGTTATAGTTCTCACGAGCATCGCGCAAGTCAGAGTAGAGCGTCAAAAGTTCTTCTTTTACATCGTTTGGTAGTTTCATAATGAGGGGGATTTCTCCCCCATCCTTTCTTATCGTTTAGTTGCCCAAGGTGGAACAGAAGCTGCTGCTGGTGCAGATTGAGCTTGCTGTGCAAACTCTTGTGGCACTGAAGCGGTTGGCATAGCACCACCAGTTACGGCCTTGAACCCTTTGATTTCATTTTTGTCACCATAGGTTTCATCTTGCTTCACAGACAGCTTAATCTGCACATTGCCCCCAATGAGCTGGTCGGTATCGGTGACACGAGCCAAGCCGATTGCTCGCATCAACTCTCCTAACTGAGATCTCCCAATTTCTTCTGCCTTTGGATTGGCGTTCTTGATATTGATGTTGCCAAACACAACACGACCCTGATGGCTCGGTCCAATGATGTCATAGCGAACAGAGATGTACTGACCAGTACCGTTCTTAGTTGCTTTGATTTCAGCACCAGCAATCTTTGTCGTGTACCAGCCAGCAGGAAGTGGATCAAAGTTATTGTCTGATTGTGGAAGTGAATTTACGTCAAATGCTTCGTCAAGAAATGCCATTTTTATTACTCCTTAGTAATACTAAAAGATGCCCGTGAAGGCGTGGTTGTAATTGCACCCATCAATGGGGCTGTGATACTAACATCTGCTGCTTTCCATGCTTTCGCATCAATTTCTGGCTTCCAACGGAATAAGCTTGACAGATGCTCTGTTAGGCCAGCCTCTGCTGCCAGTTCCTGCAACGCTTCTGCGTCTACCTTACGGCTCATGCGACCAGTAATTTTGATCTTGTAACCGCCAGGCGCTTCAGCGTTTTCTGTGCCTTCAAAGTTTTCAGCAACGCCAATGAGTGACATCAATTTATCTTCGTAAGCACGACGATGTTCAATGGCTGTGCGCTCATCTTCTTTTGCCTGAATCCAGAGTTGGCAGAGTTCTGTGTATGTCACTTTCCACCCCCAATCTTCTTGATGATCTCTCCCAAGTCAGGCATTTCCCATGCAGATAGCTTTCCTGAGCGATCCTTAGCTTGCCAGATGCCATCTGAGTGACACATGATTGCTCGCTGAGTATTACCATCAGCATCACGCTCAAGACGCAGTGCCAATACTTCGTCAAAGAAGAATGGCAGTTGTTGTCCTAGCTTGTTGCCTGGCATAGATGGCGCATACAAAATACGACCCATTTCATCAGAGGTCTTTTCGACCTTGCCTGAGAAATAGACGTGTTTGCCAGACAAATCACGGAAGGCACGGATGATGTCTGTCATCTGTTCCTGCATAGCACCGTATGCCTGTCTCGGATCTTTTGCGATCTTCTTTTCGTAGTTGAGTACGACTTCGCCAATTTCACTGATGCTATCTAGTGCGATTGAATCAAAGCTTTTGCCCTCAGCACTGGTTGCAACCCATTCATAGGCTTCTTTGAGATCATCCATACTGGTGACTTCAATGAATGGAATGTTTGCATCTGCAATAGACAGCAGACCTGCCTCGGCAGAAATGATTACTGGATTGGGCAGTGTCTTGATGAGACTTGTCTTACCTGCACCAGCTTGACCATACACAAGCAGCTTAACCCCATTGGTATGAACGTCAGATGTAGTACGTAAATTGATTGCCATGTAACTCTCCTAGTTGTCACCGTTCGGACAATTCCGGTTGGTGTGTGTTGACACTATAGGTCAAACTCTGTAGTCTTGTCAACACTAAATTGTATTTTTTTCACAGGAGAAGTATAAATGCTCACATTAGATCAAATAAAACAAGCACTTAAAGATAGACGGCCTAGCATGGTAGCTGATTCAATCGGCGTTCACGTGAACACAATTTTGCAGATTCGAGACGATCCTGATGCAAATCCTACATATCGTGTAGTGGCAGCATTGAGTGATTATCTTGAAGGAAAGAGCAATGGCTAACATCGAATCAATCTTTGGTGGCGGCTTTACACCACCAGCACCAGCACTTACAGATCCACCAGAATTACAGTTCAAGCAAGCAATTATTGAGTCAGGCATTGAGTTTGATGACCAGGTAATCATTGATGGCGTAGTTCATCGCTTCAAGACGGGTGGCGGCAAGAGCTTTGATCGCTCTGGATGGTACGTTGCTTTTGGCGGGACAGTGCCAACAATGGTTTTTGGCGATTGGAAGCAGGGTATAGAGATCACTGTCAAGGCAGATATTGGCCGTAAGATGACCGTGGCAGAGGAAATGGAATCAGTTGCTCGTGTTGCCAAGGCAAAGGCGCTTCGTGATGAGGAACGCAAGAAGAAGAATGAGGTAGTAGCAGATACAGTCAGTGACATCTGGGAAAGCGCCGTTGATGCCACTCCAGATCACCCATATCTAAAGCGCAAGGGCATCCAGCCACATGGCTCAAAAGTGACTGGCGATGGCCGTCTGATCGTTCCTTTGTTTGGCATTGACGGACGATTGGCAACACTTCAATACATTGGCGCTGACGGACAAAAGCTCTATCACGCGGGTGGCTCTACGAATGGCAAGTTTGCCATTATTGGCTCGATGGATGAGTCTGGTGTGCTTTATGTAGCTGAAGGATTTGCCACAGCAGCGACAATCCATGAAGAAACAGGCCGTCCGTGCGTTGTCGGGTACTCAGCATCTAATCTCGTACCAGTGACAGGCCAGATTCGTGAGAAATTCGGTCTAGGCCAGGAAATCGTTATTGTGGCAGATAACGATAAGTCAGGTATTGGTCTGCGCTATGCAGAACAGGCTTCTGCTAAGTTCGGTGCGCGTTTTATCATGCCTCCTAATGAAGGAGAGGACATCAATGACTATCGTCTAGCAGGTGGTGATGTAAAGCAGTTGCTACGTCCGTCTGAGAATCTTGAGATCATCAGTAAGATGCAGACTGTGTTTGCAGATGATTTGAGCGATGAGTATCAGGCTCCAGACGAGCTTATTGAGAATCTGATGACGATTGGTAGCTCAACTGTTATCTATGGAGATTCAAACTCAGGAAAGACGTTCTTTGCCCTGTCTTTGGCAGCGTCTGTAGCAACTGGCCGTAACTTCTTTGGCCGTCAGACAGATAAAGGTGGCGTGGTCTATCTTGCAACTGAAGCGCCGTCTAGTGTAATGACGCGTATCCAGGCAATGAAGAAGTACATGGAAATTAACCTTGAAAACCTGGCGGTAGTGCCTGTACCGGTTAACTTCTACTCTAACGATGGTGATGCGGCTGATGTGGTTGAGCTGGTCAAGGCAGTGTCAAAGGCCAGAAATATGCCTGTGCATCTTATTATTGGCGATACGCTGGCGCGTATGTCAGCAGGTGCTAATGAGAACAGTGGCGAAGATATGGCTCCTGTTATGGCGCGTTTCGATCAGGTGGCAAAGGCAACTGGTGCGGCTATAACGATCATTCACCACAACGGTAAAAACGCTGCGGCTGGTGCGCGTGGATGGTCTGGTATTCGCGCTCATATTGATACAGAGATCGAAGTCACTGTAGAAAATGATACGCGTATGGCAACTGTTACTAAGCAGCGCGAATTGCCAGGTAAGGGCGAGTCTTTATATTTCAAATTAGAAATCGTTGAAATGGGAGTTTCTAAATTTGGTGGCAAAGCGACAACTTGTGTTGCTATTCCAGATGAAGATGGAGAGTTATCAAATTCAAATAGGTCTAAATCAAGTTCAGATCGTTTTTATAATACTTTGAAGGATGCTTGGTTTGCATCTAAGTGTGAATATATTAATGAAGAACCATATATAACTAGATCGGCGCTTACACAGTATTTTGTTGTGAATCATGGGCTAAAGGAACGCACTGTTGATAATAAACTTAATTCAAGCCGTAAGGGTGATTTTATTAATACTTTATTAACTGACGGTATTATTG